CGAAATTAGTATTACTAGATCCTGGAATCACGGAGCAGTCTATTTCGGAAAAGTTGAACTTGCTTCAATCGGCTATACATTAAAATATCTTACAAAAGCCGACCCACACGAACATCGCGGAAGAAAACCGGCGTAGGGGAGAAGATAGACAATGGGCATTAGACGATATGCAAGCAATGCAACATTATAACGACCCTAAACAACAAATGAACAGATACCGACAAGCTGGATTAAACCCAAACTTAATATATGGCAAAGGGGCAGACTCAACTACAACAATGGCAAGAGGAGTAACCACCTCCGATGTAAACCAACAAACATCGCCATCAAGTAACCCTGCACCCGAAATGCTAAACGCATATCTAGCCGTAAAACAAAACCAAGCAATGACAGACCAAATATATCAAAACATTGCACTAGCGAGAGCAGAGGAACAATTAAAACAACTCACATCATCAAATATGGCAATACGAAACGCGTATGACCAAAATTCACTAGAACAAGCCCGTAAGTTAAACGATTCAGTAATTTTAAGAGCAAACCTAGACAATCAATTAAAGTCACAGGAACTGGAACTTAACACCCTTAGAAATAATAGGGAGGAAATCGCCCAAACTAAAAACCTAGAACTAACGACCGAACAAATACTAAAATCGCAACAAGATAGAAAAACTCAAGACCTACAAAATTCAGTCTTACCACTACAGAAACAAAAATTACAAGAGGAAATTAAAATGATAGAAACGCAACGGCAAAACTTAAAAAATGAAAATTTATTACAACAATTTGAATTAACGATGATGAGAGCAGGAATAACCAAGGATTCACCTTGGTATACTAAATTCCTATCACTACAATTATCAGGAGGAAACCCACTAACCTTAGAACAGGTAGAATCAATGAAAAGACAAACGGGGACAACTCCAATGGTTCCATACAAAATTCCATCAAAAGGCTAGAGAAAAGCAAAAATTTAGGTCAGGTTTCCTGATCTAAATGTTTTGCGTCAGCCTACGGCAACTACACCAAAAAAAACAAACAAATATGAAAAACAAAAGAAAAGGCTCAAGCCGAAAATCAACCACTTACACAGTCTCACGCGGAGGTATCAGACTATGAACATTTTTCAAACTATTGAACTAACCAAACCAAAGTCAAATACTTTTGACTTAACACACGATGTAAAGATGTCGGGCAGAATGGGAAACCTTATGCCCTGTTGTATCGCAGAATGCGTACCAGGAGACAAGTTTACACTCGGAAGCGAAATCTTAATAAGATTCGCACCACTAATCGCACCTGTAATGCACCGAATGGATGCAACAGTGCACTATTTTTTCGTACCAAACAGGCTCACTTGGGATAATTGGGAACAATTTATAACTAATGAGCCAACAGGAGGAATCCCACGGATTCTCTCCGACTCAACACTAACTGCAGACCAACAAAGATTCCTAGATTATATGGGAATCCCACCTTGCCCCGTAGGTGGCACAGGACAACTAGTAAACGCTATGCCGTTGTCTGCATATCAACTAATCTATAATGAATATTATAGAGACCAAAATTTAATCCCCGCAGTCACTACCGCTCTCACCGATGGTGTAAACCCCGTGGGAGACCTCGCAACAATGAGAAAACGCTCATTAGAGCACGACTATTTCACATCATCCCTACCCTTTGCACAAAAAGGAGCAGCCGTGGACATTCCGCTAGGAGATGTAACATTAAAAGCGAATTGGGATGCATCAGGCACACCTGTATTCAGAAACGATGCAGATGTCGTTACAGCTGGAGCCATTTCTCAAGTCGCAGGGGGTACACCACAAATTAACATCACAGGGGATAAACAAGCATACGACCCACAAGATACACTTGAGGTCGGAGCAACAACAATTAACGAGTTACGCCGTGCATTCCGTTTACAGGAATGGTTAGAAAAGAACGCAAGAGGCGGTACCCGTTATATTGAAAACATCCTTACTCACTTTGGAGTACGCTCCAGTGATAAGAGATTACAACGCCCTGAATACATAACAGGCGTAAAAACTCCCGTAATAGTATCAGAAGTATTAAACACTACGGGAGAATCAGGCGGATTACCACAAGGAAATATGGCAGGCCACGCCGTTTCAGTAGGTACAGGATATACAGGTACCTACAATGTAGAAGAACACGGCTATATTATCGGTATAATGTCCGTAATGCCTAAAACCGCCTACCAACAAGGTATACCTAAAAACTACCTAAAAACCGACCCAACCGAATTCTATTGGCCATCATTCGCCAATATCGGAGAACAGGAGGTAACAGAAAGCGAAATCTATGCTTACACCGCAACACCACAGGAGACATTCGGCTACATTCCACGATATGCCGAATACAAATATCTTGCAAGTCGTGTAGCTGGAGATTTTCGCACCACATTAGACTATTGGCACTTAGGCCGAATCTTCGCATCAACACCAACTTTAAGTCAACAATTCTTAGAAGTAACTGACGAAGATATTGACCGCATTTTCGCAGTAAATGACGGCGAAGATAATTTGTACATAGAGTGCTTAAATAAAATATCTGCACGAAGGCCAATGCCCGTATACGGCACACCAATGTTCTAATGGCAAAATGTTTGAATCCTTTCGTAATGAAAGACAAACTCACCAACAAGCGTATGCACTTGCCTTGTGGCAAGTGCTACGAATGTCGGTCAAGACGCGTAAGCGGATGGTCACACCGACTAAATATAGAGGCACAAAACTCACAAAGTTGTCACTGGATAACTTTAACTTATGCCGACCCTGAACCACCTAGCGTAAGCAAAAGAGATATACAACTGTTCTTTAAGTTATTACGCAAAACCACGAAAAACAAAATAAAATACTATGCCGTGGCAGAATATGGAACAACAACACAAAGACCCCATTATCATATCATATTGTATAATTCAGACGAAATTAGTATTACTAGATCCTGGAATCACGGAGCAGTCTATTTCGGAAAAGTTGAACTTGCTTCAATCGGCTATACATTAAAATATCTTACAAAAGCCGACCCACACGAACATACAGGAAGAGAAAAACCCTTTACACTTATGTCTAAAGGATTGGGCAAATCATATCTAACACCACAAATGATAAAATACCATAAAGCCGATATGGTTAACCGCTTTTGTATCAAATTAAAAGACGGGAAGAGTATAGCAATGCCCCGTTATTACAAGGATAAAATATATACAAAAAGCCAAAGAAAAGCAATCGGCCAACACCACGAAAATTTGTTACAACAACATTATAATATCACAAATTTATCCACATTAACAAAAGAAGCAATTCAAAACGATTTAATATCGCAAGAGAAAACCCGTAAATACCAAAATAAAACCTATAAAGATGAAAGTGTACAACACCTTGAACGCCAAAGAGAGGCCAAAGAATGGCAAAGTATTTACCCAGCCATCGCAGACAATCCCTGACCAAACAATGTCAATGAGAGAATTGCTAAATCGCTATGCTAAAGGTCTCCCTTTAGAAGGCGAACAAAAAACCCCCATCTATGACGAGGAAGGCACAAGCCGTGGAATAGATGTGAGAAAACTAGACCTTGTAGACCTACAAGAAATAAATATGTACAACAAAGAATTCATCCAAGATAAACAGGATGAAATTAAACGCAAAAGACAACAAAAGAACTCTAAACAAATGGATTTAGAGGATGCTATCATACAACCCGAAGGGCACTAATACATACTTGATATATTAGTGCTGATTGACACAATCAGTAAAAAAAACAAAACTAAAACGAAAAAAGATGCCAACACCACCACCATCAGCAGGCTCCTCAGCAGGAGGAGGAGCCTCAGGCATAAGCGGAAGTTCAGGAGGAGCAGCTGCGAGCGGAGCCATAGCCGGAGCATTCTCCTTAATTAACTCCGCACTAAACCGCCGGCACGCAAATAAAATAAATAAAGCGAACATCGCGGAAGAAAACCGGCGTAGGGGAGAAGATAGACAATGGGCATTAGACGATATGCAAGCAATGCAACATTATAACGACCCTAAACAACAAA